ACAGAGCCAATAAATGTATTATTTCCTCCAATAGCATTAATACCTGCTTCTGCCCCAAATATGGCATTCCAACTGCCAACATTATTACCAGCACCAAAACCAAAGATACTATTATAATCGCCAAAAACATTCGACGCAGACAGATATCCGGCAGTCGTATTATAATTACCAAGTTTGTCCGCTGCAAATGCCCCTATGCTTGTATTATAACTTCCCGTGACTCCATTTGCACATTGATATCCAATCGAAGTATTGTAAAAACTATCAGTTACTGCACCATAACCAGCTTCATATCCTACATATGTACCAAATTGACTGCCAAAAAATCCAGATCGTGCGCCAACAAACGTACATCTTGCAGAGTTTCCTGCATCACGACCGGAATCTTTACCAACAAACGTAGAATTTACCGACCCTCCTGAAAAATATCCAGCACGCGAACCAATTCCAACGCAATTTGCTGCAGAGACACCCTCTGCACCAGCCCTTTCTCCAACCCACACGTTATTAGACCCATTTGTCACATTCTGACCAGAAAATGCTCCAATAGCAACCGAGTCGCTTTCTCCCACGGAGTTCTGCCCTGATTTATAACCTATAAATACATCGCGAGAACCAGTTGTAAGATTTTCTCCTGCACATACACCTATGATCACCAATTGATTTCCTGTAGTCAAATTCTTTCCTGCACAATCGCCAATAATCACGCTATCGGAGATATTCGACGCGTTCCCACCCCCGCCTCCCGATCCTATGATGATCGTGTTGTACACGTTATTTGTATTAGCTCCCGCTTGATAACCGATGAAAATATTGTTCCCTCCGTTCACGTTATTTTGTCCCGCGCCAACCCCTACGTAAACGTTTTGATATCCGTTCGCTGCAAATTCACCAGATTCCGCCCCTACATATGTATTTCGGGTCCCGTTTTTTGATCCTGCTCCGGACGAAGACCCAATGAAGGTGTTATCCACACCGACTTTGGAGTACTTTCCGGCAGATTCACCCACCATAACACAACCAGACATGTCGTATCCATAATACGCAGCAGCAGCACCAATAGCGACGTTGCGTTCTCCCTGGACGAATCTACCCATGGTTTTCCAACCCACACTCGTGTTATAGGATGATTTCTCGATCCGCTGGGCTGATTGATATCCGACCGCGGTGTGACCGACGATGTTGGCACCGTATTCAAGAACTCCAGTTCCGACGCCTACGGAGCTCTCAGAATTTTGAATTTCCGCCCCTCCGTATGCTCCGACGATCGTTGTATTACTTACGGTTTGACTCGATGTCATGGCGTTTGCCCCCACGGCAGTATTTTGTTGTGAAGAACCGCCTAAAATCACCTTTGTGCCTGCATTGAGACCGACGAATGTGTCGTCATATCCGTCTACCAACGAGACATGGTCTAACTGCTGGGAATATGCTCCCTTTCCATTGAATTTATAATCCTGAAATTGATTAGATGGAAGCATATTTACAATTATGTATATTTTAAATTTACAATTTTCACACGAATCTCTTTACGGCATTGAACTCTTCTTGTGTAAGCGAAATATCGCCTCGCATGAACAGAATATCATAAGAAACAAGTCCTTTGTTCATGAGATTTCTGACGAGGCAGACGTCTCTGCGGAACTTTTCGTACTTTTCATCGCGACGTGTAACACCAGGGCCTCCGGTCGAGATGTTAAAACCATCCGGAGAAATCGTGTTTTCGAGCGCGATGGCAATCCGTTCTACTACGTCTACGTCACGGGGACCGACTATCGCGAGCGTATCCAGAGTCGCTTTGTTAGTTCGAAGGGCCTCTTTCAATAGCGTGCATTTTGACGACTCCTTGACATGTTCCTTAAAACGTTCCTCCGGCATGCGGTTTGTCTGACCAATGTATTTCAGGTCACCGATGGAAATCTTATAGATCCGATGAAGCCTGCATGCCCCTCCAGTGGTCTTTACGATCCTGTTCACCACAGAACTAGCAGCCATGCGTGTGATACTCATTTATATTTACACTATCATTATGACACACATTATTTATCACACGATGTGTCAATATGATTTACAAAAATAATATTTGATTACATTATAAACAATGATGAAGACTCAACACATCGTGATGATCCTTGCGTTTCTCATCTGGTTGGTGTTCGCCGCAATGCAGTTCATGAAGATGAATAAGAAAGAAAAGTTCATCATGCAACTGTACCGCCCCACTCCCGTCGTGTCTGTCCCCGAGAATACCTGGGATCCCGCTGACATATTGACAGCCGCACTTCCCAGCAAAGACGGTCCCAAACTCGTGATCGAGAAAGGTGACTATCGCAGATTCCAGAGAGTTTAGATATGTGTAATTTACGATTTGTCGATACGGAATGCTTCATGTCGACAACTTCAGCGTGATACACCAGCCAAATTCGCCGAATGCGCCCGGTGATAGAACTCCATCGACGATGTCTCCGGCAGACAAATATCTGTCCGATTTGATCTTGGTCACTATGTCTCCCCACGAATTGTTGTCTACAGCATATTTCAATGGCGAGAAATTTGGATTCGCTTTAGATTTGATGTAATTATGAACCAAGAGTAAATCACCTTTGTTTCCTTGCGCATGTGTTATATCAATTCTCGTGAATTTGTCATAGACGCAGCGCTCTGTCTTGGTTGCCTGGACGTCTCTGATTATCTTTATGCCCTTAAACGGAATTTCAATAGGCTGGTCATCATATCGAAGTTGATGAAATTTTCCACGTTTGACGGATGTGATTTTAGCAGGATCCATTGATATTATAATATTATATTTGTTTAAGTTATATACAAATGGGTAATCAATTTTCTTCGACAGGTGGAACTGGAAAATCCGTAAGGATAAGTGATTGGTCGAGTTCGAAGTGTTCGAGAATTCCCCAGTATGCTGATCGGAGAGTTTGGGTTCTTAAAAATTTATACAAAGTAAAAGACATCAACGAGTTTCCACCGCAAGTATATAGCGCTCAAGATGCCGAAGCGGACATCTCCGATTGCATTGCCGGAGTTCGTCTGCGGTATTCTTACAAAATAGTGTCCACGAAACGTCTGGAAGAGATCAAAGGCAAGGACCTTCGCAGATATGCTTTGCAGAAGTACCACGGGTATGGCGATCTCATAGATCAGCGAGCAATATCAATCCTTCCTTATACGAAGCAAAATGCAGCGATCGACGTAAGATATTACAAGAAGTATCGCCAACCATATTTCATTGTTGACAAGGTCACGTCGACCGTCAGGAGTCGCGATGGTAAAATTATGCGTCAGCCAGGGCAGAAAGGAACCGAGATTAAGTATTCTTACGACCGCGCCGACATGAGCAAAAAGGGTAAGTTCGAAGCGGGCAAGAAGAAATACGACGTAAGGAAATATCCACTCCAGTCGATGAAGAATGGCAGTGTTGGTCGGGTCATTCCGTGCTCCGTGGATCCCGCGATGTGCACTCCCGGTCAACAGACGTTCATATCTAGGGACGTTGGCAATGCTCTTAAGCGCGCTGCGATGGTGAACGCCAAACAGCGCAAGCAAACGATTAGATTCCTCCAAACAGCTCACACCAAGAAAATACAGGCACTCAACAAGAAGATCGCATCTGCGCCTCCCGAAGTGAAAGCAAGACTCCAGAAACAGCGACAGAATATGCAGGTTAAGTTCAGGGTGAACACAGCCAAGGCTGAGCAAACAAACCGGATTCAAATCCAATCTGGCAAATCCAAGAACTGGCAACAGAAGCGCGCGGAACTAGGCAAACAAAAGCAGGCACAAGCACAGATGGAAAAGGCAAAGAAGCGCCAGGAGGAAATGCTTCGTCGCCAGAGGGCGGAACAGAAAGCACGCGAGGATGCCGCTCTTCGCAAGCAGAGACAGCAACGTCGTCAGAATCCATCTCCTGGAAGAAAACAAACGGGTTTCACGCCCGGTGCCCCACCCATGCCTCAAAAGGGTTTCTCACCACGGACCCCGTCGCGTAAGTCGAAAAGCTCTAGGTAAACTTACCGATCCCATTCGACAAAGCAACACTCATTGTTGACAACTTGGCCAACAAGTTTGAAAAAATCTTTCGATTCTTTCAACCCGACCATTCTAGCGGAAGGAATTCCGTCCTCGCAGAATATCACGGTTGGTAGAGCTCGGACGCTGAATGCTCTGCTGATGACTTGATTTTCGTAGTGTTCAACATCGTAGACATCAATATCGAAATCTAGTTTCGCAATTCTGGGTTCAAGGTTTTTGCATGCCCTGCAAGACTTCGTCGTAAACTTTACGAGCGCATACTTGTGACCTGATTTCAGGCCTTCGAGCATTTTGGTGTAGCTGTTTACCTTGATGGCCTGCATTTTTATTTCTGATATGATATGCTCGAATGTATTATTTTATACCACTTCTTGACGATATGTTACATATTGACATAACTCACTATGTAATGTATGGTATTCGACAGTATCATAAAAATGAATTACACGCTTAGCAGCGATGACATGATGTTTGCGTTGGATTTTACATCTACTATGTTTTCTGAAAAAGAACCCACGAGTCTTGCACTGGAGATAACACCCATGGAATTCATAAATGCTTTCAGCGACATTATGGAGAAATCTGTTTTGAGCGGGTGTTCGCATGCATCGCACTCCGAGTGCGGAGATGCAGTTGCTCTTAATATTCCTTATGACCAATTCATCGATGTAGAGTATAACGTGTCGAGCAAAATTGAACCAATGTTTGCGCTGTTTGATATGCTAAAATACGTTCCGAGCGGAAAATGTCTCTATATCTTTTCGATCGCATCTGACGGTCGTGGGCTCGCGGGCCAACTACTGCAGTACACCATCGACGAAGCAAAGGCACGTGGATTCACGTCTATCCTGGCCGACTGCACAAATATAAAGAGCCAGAACTTATTTGCGAAGTTTGGGTTCGTGGTCAGGAGCGAGATTACATATGGCGGATTTGAACATCGGGGAATTTATTCGTTCAAAAACGTGATGAATACAAGGAGTATCAAAAAGATGGAATTGATGTTATAAAAAATGTTAGGTGTAGTTAAATGACGAACCCGATCACCGTTCACGTTCTTTTGTTCGTGATTATGACAATGGTATACAAGTACATCCCAGGCGGATTTAACAACAATTTCACGAGATCCGACGGTCTCAAGACGGAACCTTCGTGGATGGATGTTATTTACATGAGCGCAATAACGCACTCGACAACTGGTTTCGGGGACTTTCTTCCAGCCACAAAGATGGCTAGATTTTGTGTGACAGTTCATGTCGTATGTGTGTTCTGCTTTGTCATCCTGGGCGTCAAGATTTAACTTACTTGAATGTGGATATAATTGGTATGAGGTTTAAATTATCTTTGTAAAAAAAGAACACCCGGCATTACCTTTGTACCCTTTTCGCTCACGTCCTGAGGGCGGGCAAATGCGTTTTCACCGCCGCCGCTGAATGGCATGCTCGCGTCGCGCAGATACAGAACGTAAGACCTGACTCCAGGGAGGATCTGTTTGAGACACTCGGTGATGACGAGCGTGTTGATTTTCTTCAAAGACTCCTTGACGTTTCCGTTGAACGTAGAGTCCTGCACGTAGATGCCGCACATCATCATGATGAGCTCGTCGTCGTTTTGCCGGCCGATGTCCACGCCCGTGTATCTCTTCGTCTGCGATATCAGCTTTCCCTGAATGAAGTCTACGTTCTTTTTGGAAAAAAACGTGGTGTTGAATTCGCTGGGGGTTTCGTGGAGGACTCTCAGTGCCGCAGCGACCGTGGGTTCTAATGTAGAATCTCCAAATTCCCCGGAAATTTTGTACGGGTCCGAAGTCGGGAAAATCATGTTCTTAATGGCGTTCATGGCGTCCATCCTATGTTTATGTAATCAATATATATTTTTTAGATTGATTTTCACGTCATGGTCGGGGAGGGAGATATTGCCGGCGATGACGTGTTTGTTTTGGGAGAGTTGACTTTCGGCGTTCTCAGTTTTGCATATTCCGGAGCTGGCAGCCAGTATCCAAGAATACCGGTCAGTACAGGCAAGTAAACGCCCTCTGGTTTTCCTATGGCCAGCATGGAAATTGTAAACGCGGTTATCGTTCCGGTGATGGCCACTTGGACGACGAACCTCATCATGCGACTGTGGTGATTTCTCCTATCTGTTATGAGTTCCTGATATTCGTCATATGGAATTTTATTTTTCGTGACCAGATCGAGCGTATACGCATCTTCGTAGGACAATCTTCCTTCTTCCAACAATTCATACTGCATCTCTTTCATGTTCCGGGGGCGAAGAGGCTCGGTGAGGTGAGCGTTTGACATCTTTGATTAATTGAAACATAAAAAAAATGAGATTTTTGCCGACGAACGTGTAAATGTCGATACAATATTTTCGTATTGACAAATCATACTTACAAGCATATATTAATCAGCAGTTGAACTTCTTGCACCAGGTCTCACTGGAAACTACACCCTTGTTCTCGGGCACGGGAGGTAGCACCTTGGGTCCGCTGGCCATGTTGGCGGGAGTGTTGAACTCGCCCATGATGTCGGCTTCGAACTTCTCGGCCTTCTTCTTGCCGAACATCTTGCCGGCAAGCATACCCATAGCGAAGAACGCGACGATTACAAGGACAAAGACCACGGGGCTGCTGGGGATGAATTTCATTGTTTAAGATAATCTATGTAAATATTATTTTTTTACCTCTGTTGTTTCGACCTTTGGCGCCTCGTTGGCCTCCTTGGCGTCCAGAACGGAATCCACCATAGTCCCGATCACGAACGCTAAGAGCAACATTGTGAACAACAGTCCTGGGGTTTTTTCGAGAATCCGAAGCATCGAGTTATAACATACAAAAATATATTTTTAACAAACGTGTTCTTCGTACAATCCATAAAATTAATATAAAAATACTATACAGGAATGGACGATATTGAGACTATAACAAAGTTCGGCGTAGACGACACGTATATATTCATAGCCGATTCGTCCAAACGCGACAAGGCAGCATATCCAACGGCGTCAGAGTTCGAGGTACAATTCAATAGTCAGTTCAGAAAC